TTCATCAATTACGATGATGTTGATAAGGACCTGAGTACATTTGATGCAGACAATCCGTTGCTATGTACACAGCTCGTTTTAAAAACAGTCTCCCCGGCTGCTTATGCCTATTGTGTTGAGGGGTATAACTTCTCAAATGAGCACACTGTATCAATGGTAAAACAGAGGTATCAGAAGGTATGGGAGCATGGATTTGTATTCCGGATTTTCGATAACACCCCGGAGGATAAGCTGTGGATAAACGATGCAGTGAACAGCCGCTTTATTATTGTGATTGAGAACAATTACAACAAAGAGGGCTTAGGCAGGACTGTGTTTGAGATACTCGGGTGGGATTTCGGCCTTGAGATCAACGCTGCTGAGAGGAATGCCAATGATGAAGAGATGCTCGGAGGATGGATGCTAACCGCAGGTTGCTCCGATACTCTGAAAGAGTCACTTCCCCCGAGGGCATTCTTTGTAACCAGTATTGCCCTAACAAGAGCTGCACTCTCAGATATGTTGGCACCATGCTGCCCGGATGATGCCACCTATGGACCACTCGTATAATAAATAGGGGAGGGATTAACTCTCTCCCCTCTTTTTTATGGCAGCGATAGACCAAATAGCCGGATTTGCCCGGGAGTTTATCAATAATCCCAAAAGGCGAACACCGGAGAGAAAGGCGATAATTAACAGAGCATACAGGGAAGTACATGGCCGACCACTAAAAGCAAATTGTAACACCTGTTATATTGAGGCAGTCATGCAACTAATCAAATTTACAACGACAGACATGAAAGGATGCAGATACGAACTTAAAAAGGGAGTTGTATTGCAGGTATTTGGCGACCCCACAAAGGCCGTCACGAACGCAAACCTGACAGATGAACTCGCTGAATGGCACCTGAAAAATAATCCCTCTTGCAGGAGATTTTTCGTTACCATACCCAATACTCCCAAGGCAGAATCCAAGCCTGAGAAGGTGATGGGGAAAGCTCCGGAGATGGAAATAGTAACCCCCGAGCCGGAGGAGAAAGCCCCGGAGAAGCCGCCTGTTGAAGCCACCGAGGCACCAGTAGAGGCACCCAAAAGGAAACCACGCAAGACCACTAAAAAAAGTGAATAATGAGGGTCTCAGCAGCCAAGACTTCCCCGAGGGTCGAGCGGAATGTTTATATGCGGCAGAAGAAAATCAAGTCTTATGGTGCAGAAAACGATTACCCTCAAAAAGTCTATGAAATACTAAACAGCTCAGGCACGGGTAAAACGTGCTTTGATATTTATGTTAAGTTCATTGAGGGGGGCGGTTTCATAGACAAAACACTGGCTGATTCGGTTATAAATGAGAAGGGAGAGAGGGCGAGTCTTTTGCTTACCAAGGCGGCCAAAGATATGCGGCTGTTCAATGGATTTGCATTCCTGCTCAAATATGATTTTTCCGGATACGTTACTGATATTTATAATATCCCCTTTGAGCATTGCCGCCTTGAGATAGATGATAAAAATCACTATACCGGGAGAGTGGCTGTTCACCCTGATTGGACTAATAACAACGGTCTCAGGTTTAAGAATGAAGATATCAAATATATCCACAGGTATAATCCCGATACTGTTTTTGATGAGATCAAAGAGGTAGGAACTCCGGTGCTGTATTCCGGGCAGGTTTATTACTATACCACCGATGGGGAGTTTGAATATCCTATATGCCCTTTCGACCCGGTTGTCACCGATATGCTCACGGAGGAGGCAGTAAGCACGGTAAAGCACCGTAATGCAAAGCATAACTTCCTCCCGGCAGGGATATTAGTCAGGAAGGGGATAAAACCGCAGACCCTTGAAGATGGAACCATAGACCCTCACGACAGGTATAATCAGGAGCAGATACAATCGGCTAATGAAATAAAGCGTATGCAGGGCGATACCAACGCCTCAAAAATATGGGTCGTTGATGTTGATGCAGACGAGGAAAAGCCGGAGTTCATTCAGTTTGATGCCAAGAATTATGACCGCCAGTTTGAACTGACAGAGGAAACGGTACAGGATAATATCGGCAGAATGTTTATGATGCCACCTATCCTGAGAGGGGTTGATGTGGGTTCCGGATTTGGTGCTGAACTAATTACCAACGCTTATGAGTTTATGAACTCAGTAGTATCAGACGAGCGCAGGAGAATATCTGTAGCCTTTAAGGATATGTTTGAATACTTTGAGCAGAAATTTACTAATTTCGACATATCTCCGATTAAGTATGTAACCGAAAATACTCAGCCCGATGTACCAGTTAGTGAATAAAGACGATCTTGATGAATACAAATATGTAGCCGACTCAGTAAAGAATACCGAGACATGGCCGCAATTTGTGTCGGAGGCACAGATGCTTGATGTCAAGAACTGGCTCGGGGATGCATTGCTATTGGAGATTGTCGGACAGGCGCAAACAAGCCCCTCATCCCTTACCGCTAAGAACGAGCTACTATTAAATGGGGGTTCATATGAATATGGGGGGCGCAATTACCACTTTCAGGGGCTTAAGGCAGCTATTATATACTATGCCTTTGGCAGGTTCACAAATCGCAGCTCCGTTAACTATACAGCCGCAGGGATAGTAATAAAAGAGAGTGATTTCTCAAATCCGGTAAGTGATAAAATGGTTCAGCGGCTCGAGACAGAAGCCCGGCTTACAGCAGAGGCGATCAGGGATGAAGTTGTAAGGTTTTTGAACAGGAAGAAAGATGATTACCCTCTATGGAGAGGATGCTATAATTCACAGGACAGGACACGCACTTTTAAAGTTATAGGAGATTAAGCTATGCAGTACAATAATCAGTTTGGAAATATTACCCGGGTAGTTTTGGTTGACCTTTCATCAGGCGATTTTGAAGACGACAAAGGTTTCTTCATACGTGCCGGGGTTGCTGGTAATATCAAATATTTGCCGGTTGGGAATGAAGAGAGCGAGGCCATAACCAAGGCTTTTGATGCTTCTAACGTATTTAGCGACCCGGAGCAATGCAAAAAAATATTTGCTTCCGGAACTACTGCAACGAGTATTTATGTAGGTTACGGAGTATAGTCATGGGAATAAAGATTGGCATAGGAGGTCTGCCCGTGTTCGGGAGGAGAGGGGGATGGTCTCAATATAAATCATCAATGGCTTTTTGGTCCGATGGTGTAATTGTTGATGGTAAGTTAAACAATATACTGGGAGATCAAGATATGTCTCCTTCTTTAGTGGAAAGCAACTGCCTTACCTTAGCAGTATCTGATACTATTGATTTCACAGACCTGTCAGGATGGAGTGTTGTATCATCGGGAGGAACGGCAACGATAGAAGTTAGCGGTAACTCTATTTCATGTACTGGCGCAGGAACACTTTATAACATGGTATTATCAGATGGCACAAACCAGCATACTTATCCATTAGCAGAAGGAGGTTATACAATAGCGCATGATACATATTCTGCTCCGCAGCATGGAACTATTAATTGTGTTGACTTAACGTGGTCAACACAAAATGTTTACCATAAAAACATAGAAGGATACAGGGATAGATCACACATTGATAATTATGAGCAATCTGTGTTTTTAGGCGAAGGGGTTCCTACTGGATGGATTAATCCTTGGAGTGTATGTACAATCACGACCAATAATAATGTTGTAAGAGTTACAACACCTGCGGGCGGGGTAAGCAATTATTATAAATTTAATGTGTCAAGGTCTGCAACTGTTACTACAGGTCAAAAAATACGTGGAACTCTTAGGATAAGAGCATCGGAAGCGATGATAATTGAAATACGCGGGGGTTCAGAAACCACCGCAATAATTAATGTGACTACTGAATGGCAAACATTGACAAGCACAACAGCAACGGGAGCTTCTTCAACTACTACCTTGGGGATTACAGCAAGGAAATCAGGAGGCGATCTTTGGTTTGAATTTGATTATGTATTTATTGAACAATTAATTAGTGAAACATATAGAGTACCCAAGAGAGATGGTGTTGCGCTTGATGCGAGTGGTAGGGAATTGGGCATTATAGGAGATGGTAGGTTTATTAATTGTGAGACTTGTTTGTTATTTCCAGACGTTGAGGTGTTTCAAACAATAGATGACCATTTAGAGTTTTTCTACGAAAGGTATGGAGATAGGAGAAAATTATCATGGGAACGATTGTACTCTAATCCTTATGGAATGGATAGGGTTTTTGTGGATAAGAGTGGTGATGTGTTGGAAAGAATGGTTGTAATTAATCCATCGTCGCTCAATAGAGATTCTTTTATTAAATTTTTAACAGATATAAACAGGCCTTCTTATGTGTATAATAAAATAACAAAAGGAGCTATTGTGTTTTTCAATACTTCAAGCATATTTGGTACGGTTCCTACGGCAATAACACAATTAGCTAATGCGAGGAATGTAACAATGCAGGGTAATATAGGGAAAGATGCAACAAATTATTCTTCAGGAACAATAAAACTTGTTAAGAGTTTTTTAAAGGATGGCAATACTCCCACTTCTGTAAAGGTCGCCGATAACGGAAGTTCATCATTTGATTTTATCGACGAGGCAGAAGAACTTGAATTTGCATCCGAAATAGCAAGTGGAGACCTTATTGCGATAGATACCTACGATAGCAAAAGAGGCGCATATATAAAATATGATTTCCCTGATTTTGTAACTAATGGGATATTAATAAACACCACAAAGGTTTCTGGTACACTAATATTAGATAATGTGGTTGACCCATCTGTCAGATATGCATCTTTCTTTTGGATTCCTGCGGGGCAATCGGGAGTACCGTCAGAAATAGAGGAAACTCCCCTGACATTTGATAGTGTAACAAACAAATTATACTTTAGAAAGTGGGATGCTGCATTGCATTTTGGGGTGACATTCACAAATACCGACGCAATTAATATTTATGTACTTCTGGGCCCAAAGAATAGGGAATTGATAAGCCTTACGGGTACAACCGCTTATTTAAAGCATGCAAGGAATTTATTTGATTCAGTAGATATAGATATGCGTATTATGGGATGGCAAGAAGGTCATCCGGGCGAATTGCTATCAGCTAAGATTGTTTCTAAGGCCGCTTGGGATGCCGGAATGTTATTCGCAACCTCTGGGGCGGCTATTTTGGATGAATTGTCTTTAGTTTTTGCAAATCAAAACAATCCGAGAGAATGGTGCGGGTGCTTTGGGCATTCAAGGGGTACCGCATCCGATTTAGATGGTGTTTTAAATACGTGGCTCCCAATGGTAGCAAATGAAAATAGGATTTATGAGAGCGATACTATTAGGTTATATATAACAGATGCTAGTCATTATGAACAAGTAGCCGCAAAATGCGATGAATTAGGTATATTATTTTTTGGCGCATTAGACCTTATAAAAAACATGCAATTTAATGATTATAGTGCAGAAGATTTTTTCAAAAAATGAAACAACTATCAAACATAGCATCATGGATTAAGATAGCAACTCTCGTTATCTCTTTTGCCGCAGGAGCCGGAGGAGGGATAATTGCTTATGACAAATAACATGGAACGAGACAAGAAAAAACATATAGCAGCAGGTTTTCTTGCAGGATGGACTGGCGAAGTTGCCGGGATAGCGTTGCTGAATGAATGGTGGGCCATCTTGCTTGCTTTTTTGTTTCCGCCAATTGCCGGGCTGTGTAAGGAGATGATTGATATAGATACTACGGGGTTTAATTTAAAAGATATTGCAGCAACGGTGACGGGTGGCTTGATGGTGGTAATAATAGGTTTGGTTATAGCAATATCAGGAATAAACGATATGCAGGGATTACTACTGAGATAATTAAAATATAGATCAATGTCAGAAATTAGCACAGAGCAAATCCGGGAGATGATAAAAGATGTCCTTAGAGCTTATCAGGCTGAGAATAACGGTATGTTCAGCATAATAAGTGAGAGGCAGAAGAATACGAACTACGGGATTGAGGGGATAAATCACAGATTGGATAAGCTGAACGGAAGTGTTGGAGCGCACGACAAGAGAATAGGAACGCTTGAAAAAGCTGAATTGACCCATATATATGAGTGCCCTATCCGGGAGGATGTTGAAAAACTTAAGCAGGGAGTTAACATTAAGCTCGGGGTGAAGGGAGTTATTATCGGGGCGTTGTCTATAATTGCACTGGTAGCCACTATCACAGTAAGCACATTAAAAATAGTAGAGAATTTTAGCGAACCTGAAACTGAACAAACAGCCAAATGAAAAAATTTTTACTTGCAGTCTTGCCAATGTTCCTATATGGATGTTGTGCATTAAGTCAGATACCGCCACAGGTGGTGTATGTTGATCAGAACTGTCAGGCCGCACTTCCTGATTACAGGCTGTCAGTTGTAGCCAGTGATAATTGCGGAGATGTTACCCTGATGCAATTCCCGGAACCCGGCACAATCTTAGGGGCTGATACACCTGCCCTTGATGTAACGATACAGGGGGTTGACAGGTTTGGCCTTATTACCGAGATAACTGTTCCGGTAACACTGATAGACACAATTCCCCCAATACTCGAGTGGGTACAGGGAGTTGCTCAGTTGAGCAGTGAAGATGTTACTCAGGCATATCGAAACTGGGAGCAAATGGTAAAATATCACGGTATAGCAGAATGGATTTATAATAGACAATGGGTTCCTGATACGCTGATACTCCCCCCGGAGGTTGAACAGAGCCTGTGGTATTTCTCCAATACGATTGCCTTGGATAGCACAGAATATGCGGAATATTTGACTTATATTAATCACTAATTTATTTAATCATGAAAAAGTTTCTTGTTTTAATCTTGTTTATGTTACCTCTCACGATCTTTGCACAGACGGTTGAGCCTCCTACTGACTGGACCGGCGTTATAGCAAACTTCAATGGGTGGTTTGCCACGCTTGCAGGGATAGCTGCCGTTACTGTTTTCGTCTCAGGGTTTATTAATACCCTCTTCAAAATAACTAAGAAGATCGGAAAGCAGATTGTAGCTTGGTTGGTAGCCATAATACTGACTGTCGTAGGGAACCTTCTTAACCTTGGGTTTATGTCTGAATTTCCTTGGCTAACAACGCTCGCTTACGGTTTCGCTGCGGGATTGGTTGCAAATGGAATGTTTGATATCCCTACTGTAACCGCACTACTTCAATTTCTTAAACTTAAAGAAAAAAAAGAGTAGTCATGCACGCTGTCCTGAGCCGAAGGTACGGAGACAAGGAAACGAGGGGTTGCCTTTATGTATTTGAAGGCGATCTTTCGTTACTTGATGTTAAAACTATCGAGTTACCATATAAAGGTAATCAGACTAATATTAGCTGTATTCCTCCGGGAAGGTATAAGTGCAAAAAAAAAATAAGCCCAACAAAGGGGGAATGCATATCGGTTCTTGATGTACCGGGGAGAAGTAACATTCTTATTCATTCAGGAAACTATGCCAGTGGTTTAGTCGTTGACACTCAGGGGTGCATTCTTCCGGGCTTATTTTTCACTGATATAAATAAAGACGGGGGCATCGATGTAGCTGAAAGCCGCAGGGCGTTAAATATGTTAATGTTTGTCCTTTCAAACGAGTTTGATCTACTTGTAATATGAAAAATCTCTTAATAATTCTTTTGCTGCTTGCTCCATTAAGCCTTTCCGGACAGTACCGACATATCCTGTCAGTTAATTACGCTCCGCAGGATAACGGAATAGGCTTTAAGTATGATTATCGCATAGACAAAATAGGGCTGTACGGCACTTATTCATACGGTAATTATTACGGAGAGGATGAAAACTTTGAGAAGTGGTATATCACAAACCACAACAGGTATAGTGCCGGGGTGACATTTTGGAATACTGAGGCGCACCTGATGGCCGGGCTTGTATATCACAGCAACGGTAAGGTAAAGCTCCCGGAGAGCATTGCGGAGCCTGTTAAATGGCCGGTATCGCTCGAGTTTGGAATAGCCGGGTCAGTAAACCGCTTTAATGCCGGGTTCCGGTATGACATATTAAGGAAAGAGGGGATGTTTGAATTTGGAGTTGCTTTATTCAGGAAACGATGCTATACAGGCTATCCACATTAATATTGATCTCCGTTTTATTGCAGGGATGTTTTGCTACAAAAAAGCGATGCATGGAGCTGTACCCACCGGTATCTGATACCACTGTTATCATAGTTGAACACGACTCCATTGTAGTAAAGGACACGACTATTTATATTCAGCTACCCGGGCAGACCGTGTATGATACAGTTCAGGTAATTATAAAGCCTAAGCCAGTAAAGATTGATACCGCCTATGCAGAAACCTCTCTTGCAGTTGCCCGGTCGTGGTACGAACCCCCGAACCTGATTTTAAAGCTCACTCAAAAAGATACCACCATAGAGCAACGGCTCGAGAATGCTATCCGGGAAGCGTATTACTGGAAGGAGAAATATGAAACAATTAACACGGTGGTCGAAGTAAAGAAAATCCCTCTATTATATAAGGTAGCATTTTACGCAATTATCGGGCAGTTAATATTGCTGCTGTATGCGATAGTGCGAAGACGGTTGTTCTGATTCCCTCTCTTTCCGGTTAGCCCTTCTGAACTAAGTTTCAGGGGGGCTTTCCCGTTGCCTGATAAAAGCCAACACGTGCCTTCTCCCGCATTTCAATAATAGCGGTATAGCAACATGCCACAAAGCAGAGAAAAGGCCGCATATTCAAAATTCGGTAAAAATAACGGCTGTTATTTGGACTGAATATATATAACGCCAGATATTGCATTATTATGGTCAAAACGAATCGTTTAATGATTCATTTTGTGTTACTTAGCGATATAAAGCACAACGAGAAGCTACGAATATGACCGCAAAAAGCACACCTTCAAGCATTTTCACAAATAGAAACTGGAAGATAAAAGTTTCCGGATATACCGGGAAGGAAAAGCTCCACACATTAATAGGATATAGGAGGTTAACCGAGATTCTCGGGGAGGAACTCACGGAGGTTATAATAACAAAGGCCACCGATAAAGGAACCGACAAAGTAGAGTTCAAATTTCGCAGAGGATTGAAAGTAACTTTATATAGTAAATAACTAAAATTCACAAAGATGGACAGGCAAATAGTCAGAACCACAGCCATGAATCTTAAGCGATGTTACATATGCGGAGAGCCGCTGAACCCTGAGATATTCCCCTCAAAGGAGCCGGGGTATTATACCATAGACGAGACAGATACTTTAAGGAGGTTATGCACCGGATGTCACGAAACAATAGGCTTCAAGTGTGCCTTAATCTCAGAGACCTTCCCCCGGATAGTTCTAATGATAGCCCCGGATGATTTGAGTAAAATAGCCCCTGAATTGGTGCCGGACAATCAGATATATGTTTTAAGTGAGAAGGATATGGGAGTGATCGCCAAACGAATAAAAAAGCTACAGGATGAAAGCGAAACTGACAGTTGATGATATAATAGACCTCATTTTAAAATGGGAAGGGTACAGCCGGGAACAGGTACTGGTTAAGTGCCGTAAAAGGGAACTTGTAATGACCCGGCAGATTGCCATGTATTTTTGCAGGGAGTTCACCCCGGCATCACTAAGCAGTATAGGGCAGCCCTTTGCCAAAGATCATGCAACGGCATTGCACGCCCGGAAGACGATCAACAATTTATGTGATACCGAGAAGGACCTCAATGAGAAGATCACAGAATACCGCAAACGGCTTAAACTGATAGCCCGGAGGAAAGAAAACAGCATTACGGGCATGGTTGATATATGGAAGCTCACAAAGTTTGCTTATAGGAACGTACTAAGTGCCGATGAAATAGGGCGATATGCCGGATATATGGCACCTGACACGATATCCCGGGAAATAGCCAAACTGGTAAGGTATGAGAAACGACTATCCCGAATTATTTAGACCCGTTCCATACTGTAGGAACCCTGTCAGATTTTTGTAAAAGGGTATTGCTGCCATGCACAGTTTTTATAGTTTTACAATAGAAAATAACAGCAACCAAGACGGCAAAACGCTAACAAATTAAAAACCAAGACGATGAAAGCACTAACAGACACAAACCGCACAATCACCGAACTAAGGGAGCGCATTAAGAAGCTCGAGGCCACAGAAGGTTATCTAACCTATATCCCGGATAGGGACTGGCTAATAATAGCCCTGAATATAGCTATAAACCACACAGCCCCGTACAGTGACGAGGTGATCGCAGAGGAAATTGAAATGTTTTACAACTCCTAAATTAAGAGCCATGAAACCGACAATTTCAACAATCAAAGCTGACAGCTACAAGCTGGTGCTTTTCAACGAAGGCAGAAGGATAGAATGCATGATTAAACTTAACCGCTAAAAAACTCAGGTCATGGTAGCATATAAAAATATTGAATTGCCCGAACAATTTGATGTTCCAGAAATAGAGGTAGAGGTAGAATACGAAATAGGAAACGATGGCATCGGCTCCTATGAATATTGGGGAAGCCAAGGATTTGACTCCGGCACCGACTATGCAGATATTCAGGACATCAAACCAATTCTTCCTGATCACCAGAAACACTTGCTCCCTGAAATAGAGAAGTACATAAATTGCAACTTTGACGAAATCGCAGAGAGCTTGTCAGATAAAATAGATATTTATTAACCAAAAATTCACAATGATGAAACACTTGCTAATAGCAAACAAAGGAGAGGTGGAAATACAGGCATTGACCCTGTTGGGAGCCTCTACAAAAAGAGATGATGAAACAAAGATCGGTATGTTCGGGTCTGGCAACAAGTATGCTTTGGCGTACCTTACCCGGAACAACATTCCGTTTGTTATCTACTCTGGAGAACATAAGATTGAAATAGGTACTGCCATTGTTTCCTTAAGAGGAACAGAGTTCAAGGTATTTACCATCAATGGAGAAAGGACCTCTATCACAACAGAGTTTGGTAAGGACTGGAAGTTGTGGGAGTCACTCAGGGAATTTTACTCTAACGCCATTGACGAGGGGATTGTAGATTTCAAGGTCACTGAGTCAGTTTCTCCTGTGCCCGGGGAGACTCATATTTACATAGATATTACCCCGGAGGTTGATGATTTCCTGAAAGACTTTGACTCCTATTTCAGTAGATACAGGAAGCCTATTTTCACCTGTGAAACTGGTTCTTTGTTCTCTGCAATTGGTCCTCATTCCAATATTTACAGGAAGGGGATTAAATGCGTCAATACTGAACGGACATCGATTTTTGATTATGACTTTAACTCTATTGATATTGATGAGAACAGGAGGGTTAGTTATTCATGGCAGATAGTCGAAAACATTTGGAAGATACTTTTGTCTTGTGACGATGTTAAGATCATCAGGAAGCTCCTTAACGGGCTTCAGGAGGATGATAACCAAATGGAACGTGACATCAACAGCTGTATAGCAAGTGTTAGAAGCAGTTGGATTACTGACCACAATGTTTGGGTCGAGGCTATCGGGGAGCATTACATAGCCACTCCTGCCATGACGTTCTTTATGTCACCAGAGGAGATACTGCAGAGTTTTGTTGTGCCCCACTCATTATATGTTGTTCTTACCGAGATTTTCAATGACAGATTTACCCCACCCGGGATAATTGTTGGAGGTAAGGCAACTTATAAGATTCTTCCCCATGCAGAAATTACCTCACTTCATAAAGTTATCCTGAATGAAGTTTTGGATTTTTTCAGGGAGTGCCAGTTTAAAATTCCATTTCCTATTGAGGTTGCAGAAATAAAGGAGAAGAATATTCTTGGAACGGTAAACACGGAAACAGGAACGATAATTCTCGGAACCACTGCTCTCGATAAAGGAAAGTCAGAGGTTGCATCGACAATTATTGAGGAGATGATCCACCTTAAATTTGATGCCCCGGATAATAGCAGATTATTCCAGAGTTCGGTAATAGGAACTCTGCTGAATTACATGATGTCACAAAACGCCATAACTCTTTGACGTGATAAAAAGATGGCGTATATTGCAATATAAACGTAAAATTTACACAATGACAGACAAATCAAGAACACTCCCCGAATTGAGGGGAAAGATGACCGACAAAGCATTGCAGAAGGCAAGCGAAGTCGAGGAGCAGATGGCCTTTTGGTCACGGCTGCAAAAATTTGCAG